CGCCCCGTGGGCGGGTCCACCGAGATGATCTCTCAAGGTCGCTCGGGAAACCTGTTGGTTCCCCTAGGGATGTAACCCTGTAGTGGAGGTCTGCCTGATGTCAGGAGTCGTACGTAACCGAACGCTTAACTCGCTAGCTGTCCACACTGGATGGCTATACAAGTATAGCAGATGGTACACGTCCGACATGACTGTTGGCCAGTACACTAGTTGTGATGACGTGGTGGGCAATCCTCAGGGCGTTAACGCTCTGAGCTTGCATCGCCTCAACATCTCAACACCTGTACTGAACGCGGTCTGGAAGGATTCCCATGGGAATATCACTCAAGAAATGAGAGATTATCCTATGGGATACAAATCCAACTGGCCGCCCCTTCCTTCCGTTACTTGGGCTGACCCAGATTCGGGTGAGCTACAAGATATCGGTTGGACGGTGCTCGCCAAATGCAACCCGGGACGTTCACATGTGAACGTACCGCAGCAGCTTGGTGAGCTAAAAGACCTTCCGGATCTGATCCGGGGATGGGGCCGTAGTGCATTGCACGACATCGCGAAAGGATATCTATCCTGGCGATGGGGCATCAAACCCATGATCAGTGACGTCTCTAAGATGTTAAAGTTCGTAGAGTCCTCAAATAAGAGGTTCAAGGAACTAAGACGCCTTAGAGATGTGGGTTACATTAAGAAACGGTGTAATCTAGGTACAGACGTCCATTCGAATGCCCCTTACAATGTATTGCTACATAGTAATGGGTTCTTATGTGACGGTGTGCGCCAGGACCATTTTACCCGTAAGCGCTGGGGATCGGTTAACTGGAAAGTCCAGTCCGATTCACAGTTGCTAGACATGGAGGACCGTGAACTCATGAAGTTCACACGTTCGACCATGCTGGGTCTAAATAGTGCTGGTGCCTTGGAAGCAGCCTGGGAACTTGTTCCCTGGAGCTGGTTCATCGACTGGTTCTCGAACTGCGGTGAATTAATCACCGCCTCGGGTAACGCAGTCGGGTGTACCTGGAGCCGGCCATGCTGTATGCAGACTTCTACTACGAAGTCAGACATAAAGGTGGCCGAGGACGAACCCAGTTGGAAGTCCGACATTATGTCGGGTGCTTACGACTGGAGTCGCGTCCACAAGGCACGGTTTCCTGCCGTGCCGATTATCCCGTTTCCCACTCCCTACCTGCCTATGTTAACACATAGGCATTGGTCGATCCTTGCGTCTCTGGCTGCGCTGCGGCTTAGAGCCTAAGCCGCAAGCAAAACAGAAGAGCCGCAAGGAGAACTCCTATGTTAGGTGACACACTCGTCCTTCCCTGTAGTAGCGGAGACGTTACTATGGTGAAAGTCAACCAGGACAATTACTCATCTGAGTATTTGTTCCGAAACTCTACCTCGCAATACCGGGCTCGCGTCCGTCACACGGTGACGGCCGCAAAGAACGGTAGGCCGGCGTACGATCGGCACAATTTTGAAATTGTGCAGACCGTCTTCGCCAGCGGCGAGGTGGCTGAGTACGAACGTAAGTTCTACTTTGTCATTGAGCAGCTGCCCAGTGACACGTCAGTCGAGATTGGAGACGCAGTTGCCGATCTGGCAATTGCAACCTCCAATGCTTTCCTGACCAGCCTTCTCGGATGGGAGTCGTAGGATCAAGTCTCAATGGGATCATCGCTTGTAAAAGCAATTTTTCCCTCGGTGGCTCGTCGCCACCGGACTTGATCGGCAGACTTTCCATTAGGTTGAAGAGTGGGTGCCTAACAGCATGGGACATCAGGAAAGGAGTTAACCAATCCTCATGTCTAATTGCCATGTTAGGGAGCTCGAGCGTGTGTATCAGCATCTGCTTGCAGATGCGACGTACACATTCCCGACGTTGGAGAATGACTTTGAGAGAGATCTCAAACGTCTCCAAAGATTCGTTGAGCACAGAGGTATTAGAGTTTATCTCGAATACCTCCCAGCAATCGGAAAGCACCTGGATAGGTGTCTCTCTGATGGCAAGTACATTCAGGGTGGGCTACCTCTGACAAAGAGGGTCTCTCCCTGGGTAGTGGTCCCTAAGTTTCTTAGGGGGCTCTACCTACTTGTTTTCAACGAATCTGGCAGTCTGAGGGAAGATTACAGTGTAGAAGCTATCTTCTTTCTACGGCAAATCTATTATGCCGCAAAGAAGGCTAACTTCGCCTGTAGTGCCGACAAGGTCGAGGACGCAGTCCAAGACTTCGTTGACACCGATGCGCAGCTACCGGAACCCGAAGGGTACTGGAATGCTGTCGAGTCTAAACACCTCGAGGAACCGCCGCCTTACTTTGGTTTTAGTAAGTCGGCGCTCCTAAAGGACCGCCTAAACTCTATCTCTGATCCTCGTAGGAAAAGAGACGCATCGCTCTTCCTGATAACGCTTGACACTGTGTCAAGCATTATCACCTCAACCCTAGGGTCATATCGACCCGCAGATTGGAGGTTCAGACATGGCCCAGGCGCGATCTCAGAGGCGACCGGTCCGTACAACAAGTACTGTTGGACGAATTGGTCAGACCCTCTGGAATCCGAATACCCTATTGCTGATTTTGGTTTTCACAATTTCAGCAGTTGGGCTGCCCGTTGCAACGGCGCTACACCGATTGAACCAATTCAATCAAGAATTGCTCGATCGAGTAGACTCATTGCAGTCCCTAAGACTTTTGCCGGACCTCGGCTTATTGCCGCGGAACCGTCAGAACACCAGTGGTGCCAGCAAAACATCTGGCACTACATGTGCCGAAGAGTGCATAGCACCTGGCTGTTGGGATTCGTCGACTTTCGTGACCAATCCCGAAACCAGCGACTATGCCTCTCCGGATCTAGGGACAACTCCCTCGCGACTGTCGACCTTTCGGCAGCGAGCGACCGAGTTACGTGCCAGGCGGTAGGACAGTTCTTTAGGGGAAACCCTAAATTACTGAGCAGCCTACGTGCCTGTCGGACCCGTAGTGTTTCACAGAATCTGGTGGAGACTCTACCAGAGACTGTGGAGTTGAGAAAGTTCTCAACTATGGGTAGCGCCTGCACCTTCCCTGTTGAGACATTACTATTTCTCGGTATAGCTTTGGCAGCGGTCCTCACGGCCCGCCAGCTGAAGCCAACCTTGAAAAACATAATGTCTCTCCAAGAGGAGGTGGCCGTCTTCGGGGATGACGTAGTCATACCCGGAGATAGTCGGGAGCTCTTCGTAGATGCGCTTGAAGTGTTATACTTCAAGGTTAACGAGCACAAGTCTTTCTGGGCTGGAAAGTTCAGAGAGTCCTGTGGCGTTGACGCCTTTGACGGGGTCGACGTGACCCCTGTCTATTGGCATCGCATCTACGATGGCGGACCGGAATCTCTAGCGAGTGTAGTGGAGTGTGCCAATAACTACTATTCCAAGTGGTTATTGAACACTTCCTCCTACCTTGCGTCGACCCTGCCTGTGGGACTCGGTGTCCCCCAGGTGGCCATGAGATCCGGTGTCTTTGGTCTAAAGACACGCTGCCGGCCGAGGAATGCCCTCCACAGAGGAAGGTATAACCACGGTCTCCAACGTGCCGAGCTACGCGTGCGTTCGATCATTTCGAAGCAGGCGAGAGCGCAGACCAACGACGACACTGCGTTACTTCAGTACTTTACTGAAGCACCCGGCCCAATGACTAATTGGACCCACGGTGTACCGCAGAGACCTCTTCTTAAAACTAAGAAGAGGTGGGTTGCCTATGACGACATTATTGCTCAATAATGTCCCATGGGCGAAATTGGCGTTCGTGTGAAGACAGGTACGGGAGGCGTGCAATGTGCGGTGGAGACTGAGC